TCCTGCCGTATAGATGCATACCACGAACAATGTCAGCAAAGCTGTCAGGGTCACGATATGTTTCAGTCTTACTGATCTGCTCTGCAGTTGCTACAGCAGAATCATGTCCTGCAACAATCACACCATAGTTGGCATTTTGGTTTGCATCGCCTGTAGTACCTGAACCTGTCCCTACTGCAGGAAGGTTAGAAGATACATACATTCTGAAACCATGCATGTTGTTTAAGACTAGACCGTTACGTAGAGCACCTGATTCACCATAATCAGCATTTAAGAACCTTGAGTCCTCGTCTGCTAAGATTTCCATGAACACAGGGTCAACTACGAGCCATCTACCTTGTGAGTCAACTTGTTGTTGATCCAACAAACGTTTCATACGTGATATAATCATCGCAGGAGAAACGGTTGCTGTTGGCAGTGCTGTTGCACCTGGTAGACGTGCTGCTACAGGAATTGAGTGATCTCCTGCAGAGCTTGTTGTAATGTTGCCAAATGAGTCCTTACGAAGTTTCATTGATGTCAACAATTCGTCAGAACCTGCTGTTGTTACAGCTTTAGTTCCGTTTACTTGGTCATTAACTGTGTCAGCATCAGTGTGTAGAGCAGACTGTTTAAAACCAGATAAGTAACCAAGAACTTCTTGGTCATGCTGATCAGCCAAACGATATGCAGCACGATCAGTTGCAAGCTGCATAAAATTCGCATGGCTATGCGCCTCTTCTATATCGTCAATCTTAAAAGCGTAGTAGTTTGCTTTATCGACAACTAGAGAGAAGTCTTCGTCATCAAGGTCTTGTGCTGTAACTGTTGTGCCCCTAGCATAGGCGCTCACAGAAATTTCTGGCTCCTTGATAATTTTCACTGTATCACCTTGGGCAGAAATTTCCCCAAAATAATCAGAGTTAGTTATGTCTCCTACGACAGTACTTTTGCGGAAAGCAAGCTGTACTTTCTTGGAGTAGATTACGGAACTAAAATTACCGTTAGGTAAATTACCGTAACCCGATGCGGTTGTAAAAGCCATTGTTAAATCCTCCATGATATTTGGCTTATGAAGAAAGCTTAAACATCTGAAAGAGGCTGTACGTTTTCTAGGGTGCAGTTAGCATTAGGTTGCGCTACCAAATACCACTGGGCCTATACTTGTCCAGGTAGTTCTTTGTAGTTTAGACTTTTTATGAAAAGTATCTTTGAAGGTAGTCCTTTCGGAGGCTTCAAGTCAGATACTGGTAGTTATATAGATGACTTTAAATATGTCAACTAATTATCTTGCAGAACCCGAAACATCGTAAACAAACTTGCCTTTACGCATCGCTTCGTTTATTTTGTCCTGCATTTCCTCAAACTCCTTATCAGACATCTTGGCTACATCAGACTCTTTGATAGTGCCTTGTGCGCCTTCTGCATCAATAGAAGCACGAGTTCCTTTTGCAACAGTAGATGCTGCAGCTTTCTTAGATTGTTTTTTAGCTGCAACGGTCATACCGTTATCAATCTTATATAGATCTATTACACGAACAACTGAGGCAGGATCATCCATGTTTTCATAGAGTGCATCTTTAACCCATTTAGGTTGGCTGTCTGCCCAGTCGTGAAACTGATCTGATTCTCTTAACTCGTCAAAGTCTTCATGAGACTTACGAATCATATTTTCTGATTTTAATCTTTGAGCTTCAGAGTGAGCTTCATCTAATTCCTGTAGACGTGATTCAGCTTTACTGAACATCTCTTTAGCTTTTTTAGCTGCTATGGTTTCAACAATACCTGCAACGTCTGGATACTGTTCTGCCCACTTCTCTATGTCTTCATCAGACTTAGGGGGAATAATACCTTCACGTTTACTTCTGGTTTCTAGAGCTTCAAGTTTTTCATTCCACTCTTTCTCTTTGTCTTGCATATGTCTACGCAAGTCACCGTAACGTTTCTTAAAAGATTTTTCTTCAGCACTCAGGCTACTATCGTCTTCCTGTGCTTCGGTTTCCTCTTTGGTTTCTTCTTGTTTGGAATCGTCTGTTGCTTGTACTTCGGTGTTCTCAGTATCTTCGCCACTGGATTCACTCTCAGTAACTTCTTCACCACGAGCCTCTGCTTCTAGTCGGGCAATCTCTGCCTCTTCTTCTTCCATACGCTTTTGTTTTCTAGAGTGGTTATATCCACGATCTACAAAACCTGCAGTCTTTGGTTTCTCCATTTCAGTTAATTCAGGCATTTAAAGTTCTCCTTTATGTTGGGGCCAGGAACCATTCCTGGGTAGCCTTATAGTTATTGTTTACTTGTCGCCCTTTTTATTCATTAGTCCACCTTCGGCTCTACCGCCAATGTTACGCCCACCTACACCAGTTTTTTGTTCACGTTTTTTAAACGCTTTCATTTTTTCTCTTTGCGTTTTTTGATATTTCTTACGTTTATCTGCTTGTCTTTTTCTCAAAGCAGACTCATAACCTACATCTCCTGCTTTTTTACCTGTTGAGTCTGTCCTCGTTTTAACTAAAGCAGAAGGTCTAGCTACTGGTCTAGGTGAAGCTTTTAATGTTTCAGATACAGGTTTTTTTCTTTTGTAGACACCTGTAACAGTTGTAGGTGTATCTCCTTCACCTAAAGCTGCTACCGTTCTTTCCTCAGTAGGATCAAACTCCATACCTCTAGGTCCGACTTTTTCCATAAACTTGTTAAAGTCGTTGTCATCTTTAAATATTGGATTTCCAAAAGGATCAGTAGAATTTTCAAATAAAGCTATATCTCTATTTTTTGCAGCAATATCTTTTGCAAATTTATCACCATTCAAAAGACCTTTTGGTACAAGATTTAATTTAGCATCTTTAATAAATTGTTTGTATTGTTGAACCATACTGTCTACTTCTTCTTTAGATGCTCCATTATTTGCAAGAACAATAATGTGTCCTGCAGACTCAGCAGCAGTTTGAATATTTTGTAGTAGACCTCTAGCCCCAGGAACAGGATCTTTGGTTAAATTAGTAATAGTTTGATTTTTTAGAGTATCTAAATTTTTGTAATCATAATCCTTCATCCAAGAATAAGGATCTGTTTCTACTGGTGGTCTTGAACTACCTCCATCACCTCCTCCTGTAACAGGAGCAGTTGTTACAGCCTTTGTTTCTGAATATCCCATTTCTTTTAGTCGAGCTACTTCTGCAGCATCTGCTTCACTGAGAGGTAGATTAAATGTTCTTATTTCTCCGTTAGGACCATAGAGAGTCAGGACTTCAGGGACATTAGGATTATCTGCAACTGGCGGTTGTTGTTGTTGACCACCCATAAAACTAAATCCAAGACCAAATTTACTAGCATCAAAAGGATTTCGTGCATAAGAGGGAGCTTCAGGTTGAGAAGAGACAGGAGTTGAAACTGGTCCTCCTGGTTGATAACCTTGAACCTGACCACCACCTGAATATCCAATGGTGTTTCCTATAGCCTGTGGTGCAGGTTGGCTATACATTTGTTGTTGCTGTAGGTAAGGATTCTGTACAGTGCCACCTTCAGCCATACTCATTACTTCTCTGATAGCAGCCATCTCCTGCTCAGATAGTTCCTGATCATTTACAGGACCACCTTCAGGTACAGGTTCTCCACCTATGCGTCCATTAGCTTCCATCTCAGCTAGACCCATCTTAGCTCTGTCTCGTAGATCCTCAAAGAACTTGACACCGTAGTATCTGACAACATCAGCAGGAACGACATACTCACCCTCAGAGAGTTGTGCAGGAATATCATCTCGTACTTCCTCTGCAAGAGAACCAGGTGGTACTTCGTTTCCTGATACTGGATCTACATCCATACCATCATCTGCTATTCCACCTTCTTGCATAAATGCCATTTCCATTTGATCTTCCATTACTGCACCGCCTTTATTAAAAGGAAAAACATCTGGGTCTGTCTTCTTTGCGTTTTTTGCTAAGACCAAATGCCCTACCTGAATTACTTCATCTGCTTCTAGGATTGCTTGTCCAGTCTCTCTGTCATAAAAGAAACCTCTTTTTATTGGGTCATATCCTACTTGTGTCCACTCATCACTATCAAAAACTTCTTTTGCCATAGTAAAAAGTTCATCATCAGTGCCATCGACATATTCACCTGTCATAACTGCAAATGGATTCTTTTCACCACCTTGAGCAACTCTTTGTGCTTTTCTTACATTACTAGAATCAGGCTGTATAAATTTTACATTTTGTATTCTTACAGCAGCTTTATACTTTTCTTTTTTATTGTGTGTAATTGTTGGAACCCATACATCATAATCAGTATAAGCAGGTATATTTAATCTTACGTCAACAATATCTTTTTCTGGTATAACATCATTCAAACCTATAATAGGGCTTGTTCTTTGTCGGCTGTTAAGAGCACTAACAATTTCTTTATTAGTAGCAGGTTTAGGAACTTTATTTACTTTACGTATTGGTCTTAATTCGTCAGCTAGTTTTCTATATGTATCTCTTACAACATTAGAAATACCAGAAGCGACTCTACCCCCAACACCCTGTTCAAACTTTTGTGCTATGCCTAAACGTTTTGCTTGAGCTTGTAATTCAGGATTTCTACCTTTTAGAGAATCTCTAAATTCTTTAGGTGTCTCATTCTTACTACGCCAAGCATCAATAGCTTCGTCTGTAAGACCTGCTGCTTCTATAGTAGGAACACCTTCTTTGATGGTAGGTTTTTTCCTGATAGCTCCTGCACCAAATGCTGACATTGCTGTAGGATCTATCTCGTACTGTTTTATTTTATCGGCTAGAGCCTTGATACCTTTGGCTCCGTATTTACCTGCAACACCACCCATAAGAAGTAGACCACTTTCTATGGCAGCACTCTGACCTGCTTCTCTGAACTGATCTTTTATGTACTCGTAGTCACGCTCTTGTTCAGGCTTCATGTACTCCTGTGCAACATTTGCTATGTTTACACCTGAGTCATAGAATGGAACAACAAAGGATGCAGCTTTTGCTATATCCTCCTGACCCTCTTCTACACGTTGTTTATATTTTTCACTAGAATCTGTTCTTCTGCGCCTACCTTCAGCGTCTAAACCTGAAGTAGACATTTGAGCCTCTAGCCCACCCTCACTATACTGACCTGTACCAAAGTGTCTACTAGGTGTGAACAGATATTCTATAAAACCCTTTAAAGAAGTTTGTCCCTCTTTATCTTCTTCTTTTTTATCCTCTGGTAAACCAGGAAAAGTTTCTTCTGGAAAACCCTCCTTTATAGCTTCTTTATCAAACATAGTGTTTGATCTCCACTGTGCATACTCAGAAGCTTTTTCTTCACTAGAAAATACAGGTAACTTTTCGCCTGTAATAAAGTCTTTACCTTGATTATCTTTTAGTCTTTGTTTTACTTCTTCATCACTAAGTTTATTACCACTCTTATCAATAGTAGGAGCAGTAATCCATCCAGTTCCAAAAGGTATTGTAGTACTTACCTCAGAGTACTTAGTTCCCTTTTTACCAGTTATTTCACCAGTTTCATCAATCCAAACAGATCTTCCACGTAAAGTTTTTTCATCTGTTTTAGATCTAGTCCTGCGTTTAGGCTTGGTCTGGTTTAGGTCCATTCACTTCATCCCTCAGAAACTTTAGTCTACGTAAAGATTTTGCTTCACCTTGTAGTCTAAACAAGTCTTCTGTTTTTAATGTTTGTTCCATTTGTATGTGTACGTAGTTTAGTCTTCGGTCTAATTCTTGATTCAACGAATCCCAGACTTCGTGGTTATTTACTATTTGTTTTAAGCTCATGCTTGTCCTTCACCTGTGTTGGCTGAGAAACCTTCCTCTCCTGGAACTGGTGCTGTTCCTGTGCCTACTTGCCCACCGCCTGAACCAGTTGTGTCTTGAACTTGTGCTCCTGCAGGAGCTTGACCTTGAGGAGCAGGAGCACCTTGCTGTGGTGCGTTTGGATCTACTTCAGGTGGATTTTCTGCTTGAAACTTCTTGAGGATCTCAGCCTGTATTGCTGCGTCACCCATTGAGTTTGTAAGTTTATCAGGATCAAGATCCATAGACTTAGCAATCTCTCTAATAATATAATCCATTTTTGCAAAAGGTGCAAGCACTGGATTTTGTACAACACCAAGAAATTGCATGAGTCTTTGGCTACGAACCTCGTTAGCCATCAAGCTTTCAGTACCTTCTGCTTTGACTTCTAGATCACCTTTGATTTCATCATCGTAATCAAACTGCATGTTAAAATGAAAGAAAGCCCTTCCAAGAGGGCCAAGAAGATAATCATCTATATTTTTAACTACAGTCCTAATGCTACCGTTGGCAGCAGACATAAGCATGGAAATACCAGAAGCAGTACGGCCCACACCCTGTATGCCTGTTTGACCATGAGCGAAAGATGGAAAGCCAGTTGATTCATCTGCTAATACTCTTGCTTTGTCGAACATCTGCATGTTCTCATTAGATACGTTAGGAAACTTAGTACCAAAAATGGCTTGACCAGGCGCACCCCCTTGTCTGCGAAAGACCTTGCCAGGGTAGATAGACAAGTCCTGTCCAGGCATAAGATTAGTTTCGTCAATCTCAATAAGAAGATTGCCAGACAATGCTGCGTTATCTACACTCATTCTCATGAAACCATTCATAAGGGTCTGTGTGTCATCCATGTTTTCTGCAATACCAATACCAAAGAACGAGTAAGGATTTACTTCAAACGGCACTGCGTAGTACGGTAAGATAGCAGGAGTAAATGGGTTCATTACAAGACGTAATACCTGACCGTTACATATCCAGATGTTTACTGAAACTTGATCTTGGTCTTGCAATTCTTTTGGAATATCTATGTCATGATCTTTTAATATCTCTGTGTCTACATAACCCCAGAACTCAAGGACGTTAAATCTTTCTGATCTAGTCTCTTGATCTGCATCCTCCATGACCTGCTCCCACCACTCTTTAGAGTAGGTCTCACCAATCTCAATAGCTGTGTCTATTGCGTTTGATCTGAAAAAAGGTCTACGTTTTAAAGCACGTATCTGTGAACGAGACATCTTATGTCTCTCTATTACATACTCTGCTTCATCCATGTTGTTAGCATCAGGATCAGGATAAAAGTTCCAGATACTTACACTAGAAGTTTGAGGTACAGTTTTAATTGTGGGTGTGTACTCACCATCTTCTGACCAAGAAGGATATTCTTTGTCTAAAGCAAATGGACCTTTCATAACACCTGTACCAAACAAGGCGGTTTCAAAAGCTGCTATACGCAGTTGTTTCTTAGCGTTTGACTCCTCCAGTTGGTCATGTATTTTCTTTTCCATCTTTTTAGCTGCAACCATAGCAGGATTAAAAGTAATTTTAGAAGGAGTCGTTCCTGGTCCATCTTCTAACATATCCTCTACAGGCGATAGTTTACTGCGTAGTCCACCAAGACGTTCACGTAAATCAATTATAGTTTCACCAGGCTTTAACTTTTCGTCATCTCCTGGCATGTCACCTTGTTTTTCTTTAGCGTTCTTTATGTTTGGGTCTGCTTCAAAGTTTACAGAATCTGATATACCTTCTGGTAAAATAGTAGGGTTAATAGAAATAGGAAACTTGTTTGAACCAAAGAGCACATCTACAATTTGACCATAGGCTGCAAGAACCTTGGTCTTAGTAACTTTAACAAATACTCTGGACTTTTCAGTAGATGTAAATTGAACGTCAGGTCCGTAAATACCACGATAGTTTTGATATGATTTTATCCAACGTTGTTCGTCTGAGTATCTTGCTTTTTCTGCTTTAGAATATTTATCCTGTACAAAACCAATAACAGTTCCAACTTTAGTATCAGCTTTATTTTCAGAGTCTTCTTTATCTTCTACAAATGAGGACTCTTCATCGTCCATGTAAAGTGATTCTGATTCAAAGATGTCATCTTCTTCCATAGTTAATCCTTAGTATCCAAATGTGGGATCTGATGCTTGAAACCCTGTTCGTTGAGATGTTGGGTCAAAGTCAAATACGTTGCTTCTAGGTCTAGTCATAACGCCATATCTAAGAGCGTCATATAAGTGGTCTTCTGAATTGGTATCTACATCTTCAGGGTTCTTTTTATCAAGGGGTATTGTCGGTAATTGATTGATAAGATTTGTACAGTTATCAAATATAACAAGCCTTGGTTCCTCTGTAAACTCATCTACTTGTAGTCTTCTGTGTATCTCATTCTTACCCGATACACGAGAGCCTTTTGATCTGTCAGCAGGTCTCCATCTACACCCTTTCAATATCATTTGTTCTGCTAGGCTAGGTCCAGTATCTCCTCTTTTATGCCAGAGTGAGGAGTCTAGAACTCCGTACCTTATTTTTTCATCGTCTTCTATGTCCAGGATCATGTCAGCCAAGTCAGTCGCTATGATTTTAGAAACATATAACTCCCTGTAGACAATTAGCTGTTCAGATCCTGGAACAACTGCTATCCATACTACGCCTGTGTGAGATCCATAACCGTAGTCACAAGCTCTAAAGCGAGTCCAGTTTGACGGTATATCGTAGGGTTTGACTACGTGTATCTGTCTGTTAAACTCTGGAAACGCTGAACCTTCATTTATATCCCAGTCACCTTCAAGGAGTTGTCTTCTTTGGTGCTCTGGTAAGGATAGAAGGTTTGCTTCGTACATCCCATCCTCTGAGAGATATGGGTTATCAAACAGAGTAGCAGGTATAAACTTTCTTTTAAATAGAGGTTCACCCTCTCTTGTATGACCTTTAGGCCATGTAATTATTTGACCATTTTCATCTGTTGCCCAGAACGATTCTCCTGGAGTACTGGGTTCAATAAAGTGCCTACGAACCCACTGATGTCCAGGTCCACCTGGGTTGCTTGTTGCCCTCATGTATAGGGGTAGACCACTAGCCTTTGTAGCTCTGAGTCGTGACCTCATGTAATTCCATGAGTAACTGGAGGGCCACTGAGTCAACTCATCAAAACCAATCCAGTTAAAAGCTTGACCTTGGTATCTCATAACGTCATCATCACGATCAAGGTATGACATCCAAAGTGTTGCACCGTTAGGTGCTACCCAAGTCTTATCTCTTTCCATGAACTTTATTCCTGGAACAGCCTTTGGGTAAAGCTGCTTACTTACAGATATAAGTTCTCGTAACTCTTCTGTACTCCTACGAACAAGTAGCATTCGTGCATGTGGATTCGTAAAATATCTAACTGGATCAGCCACCATCGAATACGACTTACCACCACCTGCTGCTCCTCCGTATAGCACTTCTTGTTCTGTAGAAGCTAGAAACTTAGTCTGTGGTCCTGGATTAGGTTCAAATATTACCTCTTGTCTGCCCACAGAAAGGGCATCGTTCTCCAGGTTCGAGGGAGATGTAGTCTCCTTCTTCGTCAAGATCTCTGGTGTTTCTACCACCAATTCTTTTTTCTTCGATCTTCTGGCTTTTCCTTGCCGCTTCTTTATATTTTTTGGCATACTGCTTATAGTTCGAGGAAGCTCTACGCCTTTTTTCTTCCATTCTGACACGTTTGTATAACCCTACATGCGATATTTCTCTACCAGATTCTTTCGATAACCAAGCTGCTACTTTTCTTACGCTGTATTCTTGAAGAAATAGTTTAGCTTTTTCTAGTAACTCTAACTCTTCAGGGATAGGTAACAGTAAGTCTGGATCTGTTTCGTCTTGTTTGTAACCAAAAGGTACGTGTCTTCCTACTCGTATAATCGGATACCACTCTCCTAGTTCCCCTTGTAATGGTATCTGCCAGTCTACTTTGGTTGGGTGGTCTGCTGCTGTTGCTCTTTTACTCATCATCTTTCGCAGGTAAAATAAATAAAGGTTCTGATGTCTTTACTTCTACCCTGTCTGTTTTAGTAAATCCTGCACGATCTAGAATGTCTTTAGCTGCTAACATCTTTTCTTTTACACCTAGATCTGTAGGATCTGACATAACAGAAAACATTGTGTAGGCTGCTTTAGTTGAAGACTGTGCTATAAACTTTTTTGTAACGTCTGCTATTTCATCTGTCAGACTGTTGACAACAGAGGTAGAAGCTACACTGTCAGCGTACCCTGCTAGTTTCTTAGCCTGTACAGGATCTCCTTGTGCCTCTTCAAAAAGAACGTCTAAAAACTTCTGTTGTTTTTCTGTTAGGTTTCTTGCCATTATGCCACCATGTAAATTATAAAACTTAGACTACCTACACCTACTAAAAGAATAGCACCTGATATGCCCCAAGTAATTATTGCTTCTTGTATTTCTGCTTTACGATACTCTTGTTCTTTCTTTTGTTTACGTATTCTACCCTCAGTCGCTACTAATTCATCCCAAACTGACGGACCATACGTAAAACTAATCCAGTCTTTTAGCTCTTGACGCATAGCCTCTGCTTTCTTTTTAGCAGTAAATATTTCTAGAGCTTCAGCCTCGACAGACTGTCCGTTTAACGCTTTCCACCAAGGGGGGTTTTTATTTTTTTGTTCTAAATAGGCTAGATCACTCATGCTACTAGCCCACTGGTTTAATTGACCGCCCATCTCTTGAAGATCTTTTCCAAACTGGAAACCTTTCTTCAACGCATTGAAAGCTACGGTTGCACCACCGATAATTGTAACTGGGTCCACGAGCCTCCTCCCAAAGCACTCCTAGTATCATTAAAGAACTTATTGCGTTCTTCAAAGAGCTTTACCTGTAAGTATAACTCTTTCTATGTCATGTCTGCCAATACCTAGATCTCGTAACTCCCTGTCAGTCATCTTGTAAAGTTGCATACGTGCAATCTTACGTCTAGCTGACTCTTCTCTTGCATCTACTAATTTCTTGAATATTCTTTTAAACATTATCTATCCTCTGTTTGTGTTAGCCCTAACTGGGTGAGGATAGTTATATTCAAGTAGTTATATCATAGTAGTGACAAAAATGCAACTCCGTTATGTAGGTTGGTAATGCTCTTCACCAGACAGAATTACATGAAAGTCTGAACTAGACTCTTCAAATCCTACAATCTTATCTCCTTCAGATAGGGCAAGGTATGCCCCACCTTCTATTACTTCTTCTAAGCCATTGCCTGCAATACTGTGATTATCAATAATAAAATGATACGTTGTAGTTGCAGCTTCATACCATTGAAGGCTATACTTCTTAGTTGAAGCAGAACCATTTGACACATGTAAAAATCTAATCAAACTAACAAAATTAGTAGGACAGGTGTATATAACGTCACCACTGGACCCACCTGAAGTTGCACTAAGATCTTTAGCTGCTGAGAAAAATTTAGCGTCTGATAGTAAGGTCACTTTTTACCTGTAACTTTCTTTACAACTTTAGTTGTCCAAGCTTCGTTAACATCAGGAGTGGATGGATCATCTGCCATCAACTGACCCTTGTCGTTACGAGCACGTACCTTTTTTGTTTCTTTGTTTTGACTTTCCCAAAACTCTAAAGCTGAAGGGTCTTTACTATGCCACTCTCCTCGAATCCATTCGCCAATAACAGCACCACCATGACCAACTACTTTGTTACCATCTATTTTCATTATTTCATACTCTTCAAAATTTTACGTTGTTCTTTTTGTTTTTTGACCCTTGAATCACTAGGCTTTACTCTAACAAATGCGTTAGTGTTACTGCCTACAATCCAAACCATTCCATCACCTGCATCAGTTCCAATCCTATCAGACCTAAGTGACTTACGTCTAAATTCTTTAACACCTGTCAAAGGACTTGGCTTTGGTCTTTTATTAGGAACAGTCTTTTTAGGTTTCTTGGTTGGTTTAGGTTTCTTGGTTGGTTTAGGTTTCTTCTTAGGTTGAACATTAGGTGGAGTAAACTTCCTATCTGTTTTATCTTTAGTTGTAGGTCTTCTCCTTGGTTTCTTTTTAGAAACCTTTTTTTCAACAGGAGTAACATCCAAATCAACAGTAGCAATTCTCACTGCTGCAGGAGCAAGCGTCATAGGCTTTCTTCCTGGTATCTTAGGATCGTTCCTTAGTTTAATGTTACTAGGTGTTACATCTTTCATCGGCTTTTGTTTTGGTTTTTTAGGACCAGTTTTTGTAACATTCTTAGGTTTACTTTTAACAGAAGCAGGAGGCTTCCTATCAACCTTTGGTTTTGCATCTGCTTTAGGAGGACCACTTGGCTTCTTTACTGCAGGAGGTTTACTAGGTTTTTGAAACTTACCAGTCTTAGGATTAACAGGTTGATTAGGTTTTTTAGGATCAAGCCTACGTGGACCCTGCGTTATTTTAACGTCAGGTGGTTTGCTATTTGTAATCTTAGCATCCTTTGCTTTTGGACCTAATCTTTTTATAAATTCTTTTGCTGCCTGTCTTCCTGCAGGTGTTCTGAGAAATGAGTAGGCTACCCTACCACCTGTGATTGCAACATATATTAAAGGAACAGCCATTGTTACTAGCCTTTCTTGTAAGTGTTAGGGGCTTTTTTGATACCAGTATTTATAGTACCAGTTGATTTAATCATACCACCTTGGTTGTACATAGCAACCTTACCACCTTTAGTGTAAGCTTTCTTTTTCATACCACCCTTGGCATAACCTTTCTTTTTCATCATACCGCCTTTGTTTGCACCTTTAGCTGCAGACTTCATAGGTTCAGTTGTATTACCATCTTTGTCAATATCTAAAAAATCTGGTTTTGGTCCTCCACCTTTGGCGTAGCCTTTTTTCTTCATGCCACCCATTGCGTAGCCTTTTTTCTTCATCTTTTTCATTATTCATCCTCACTATATAAATTGTTAAAGACTCGTTGCGTATCCCATACATAGTCTACGTTTTCTTTCGAGTTATAAATATGTTGGTTTGGTTTAAAGTCAGGAGCACCTTCTCCAGTTTCAAACCAAGCAGGGTGAGTTACTCTCACTCTATTATTGGGCAACGCAACTATGTTACCTGTGTATTTTCCTGCATCTAATAACTCTAAGATATGTGACTGCTTGTGTTGGGCAGGATCGTCTGCCACTTCGTTGTCAGTGTAGTCTACTGTAAAGTAGTACTTTGCAG